AGTTGTCTCTCCCTCTTCTTCATTTTCATATCATTTTCTCTTTTACTTCTGGTTTGTCTTTTTCTAAGTAGTTGATTTTATTACTAAAAATATTTATCATTATCTTCGTAACTTATTGATTTATATACTAGTTTTCAAACACATCATTTTCCATGACTAATCACTCGGCAATTTTTGAAGAAAAATGAGGATTTTGAAGAAAATCATATTTTGATGTTTATGGGTGTCATAAATAGTGATAAAATATACTTATACAAACACTTTCAAACAAAGGTTCTCGTTCATATGATTAGGTTCGCCAAACATTATACTCCTACATCTTTTCTTCTAAGTAGCATTTTAGTAGCATCCAATGTAAATGCTTGTCCTGAACTTGATGATACATTGGAACCGAAGCTATCATATCAAATTACTAAACTATGCAGGTCTGAATTTGAACTTGGTTATTCTACTGAGAAAAAAATAACATTGTGGGCAGGTGAAAAACTAACTGCAATTGAAGCTCGAGATACTGAACCAAGAATGAGTTTATTCAAAGCAGACCCAGAGTTAGAAAAAGGACAACGTGCTGAACTATATGATTATACTAACTCAGGTTTTGATAGAGGTCATATGGTACCAACTGGAGATATGCATACCCTTGAAGGAATGACTGATAGTTTCTTGTTGTCAAACATGATGCCTCAGAAGCCGTCAAACAATCGAGGAATTTGGAAGGTATTAGAAAAGTTTGCTAAAGATACTGCTAAGTCGCATGGCGAAGTGATTATCTTCACTGGACCTGTGTTGAGTAAAACTACATTGACTATCGGACCAAATAGAATACCAGTTCCACGTGCAATGTATAAAGTCATTTTTGACCCTAAGTCATCTGAGAGTTGGTCTTTTATTGTACCGAATGAAAAGATATCTTCTAGCTTATTACCTCGTAAATTGGTAAAGCTGAAAGATATAAAAGATGAGACAGGAATTGAATTTTTGAAAGGGATGCAAGTAAAAGAACAAACATCCCTTTCTAATTAAGAGCGGGATTATTTGATAACGCCTAATCCATCATGGGCTAACTGAAAATTGACACAACCTTGCATTAGTTGTTTGATGTTTTTAGCGTTAGCGATTTGAGCATTTGCTTTTGCAATATTTTTTGGGCGAGCGTTTGACTTAGCTTTAACTTCTTCGTAAGCACGTTCCTTTGCTTTTGTCAAATCTTTTTCATTTTGCAATGAAGCAATAAACTTCATTGAGAAGAAAGCATTGTCAGAATAATCAGGTTTAGTAGTCATCGTATTTTCCTGTATAAAAGATTGAAATAAAACTTTACTTACAGGTCTATTATACCATAGACTTTACTAGTTGTAAATAGTTTTTAGTAGTCGCCTAAGGTGCAATAGTCACAGTACATTTCAACTTGTTGTTTGATGTACTGTTCATTTTCATAACTTACTGTCACACCAATTTCCTGAAGTTCTAAAAACAAACCTTTGAGAATGATTTGGCTTATAGGAACTCCGGACTCTTTGCTTACCTTATCAATAACATTGATATCGTATTCGTCTTCAAAGCTAAAACGTTCTGGGCTATTTAGCTCTAATTGAATAATGATACAATTATCATTGAAGTCCAAGCTTAGATTTACATCATGATGTGTGGGTAATTGTAGAGTGTTCATATCTTTATCCTTCTTATTGTATGATTACTAGTGGCATAAACTATTTAATCGTATATGCCACACTTGTAATCAGTTTATCTTATATTACCAAGAACTTACATCAGTAATGTCAATCGATTCACCGCAATCACATGTGACGATATGAGTTGGACCGATACCACTTTCATGAGAAGTTTTGAAGTGAATTTGAGTAAAGACTTCTTCATGGTCTTTGATGTAAGGACACGTTTCTGCATGTTCTAAAATCCATTCAGCAAAAGCTTTAGCTTCTGTAACGGTAATAGACAAATTTGCTTTTGATTTGTTTGATGGCATAACATCCTTCCTATGTTCATTGATTTTTGACATTCTTTGGAACTTTTTGCTATCAGCCGCTTGTTTGATTTCGCTAATTGAAATAGAAAGTAAGGTTGGTTCTTGAACGTGTAACGTATTGTTATACACAAAAACTTCAACCTTATCTCCGTCGTTATTAACGTCCCATGAAAGAGTTCTACTCATAGAGTTTTATCCTGACCTGCCTCTATTACTAATTGATAGATTTCTTTTTGCTTTAATTCTGGTATATGTCTAGCTATAATTGCTATAGCTTTACCTTTAGGTAATATAATATCTCTATACACATTTCCAAACTTTTTCGCAAATTTATCTGCCATTCTACCATAGAGTCGCATTCGAGGTTCTATGTTGTCAACAGCAACAAATAATACTACATCAACATCAAAATGAATAATCTTTTCACCTAATGAGTTTTGAATAGTTCCTATTACCTGATTGGGTTGTCCAGCAGAAGTTAGATTAGTTGTATATTCACCATCTACTTTTACTTCAAAACTAACATTAACCCCTTTTAATAAAGTATCATTTACTTTGTATTGAAAAAGTTCAAAATGAATAACGTAATCAAAACCTTGTGATGAAAAGAATCCATTCAGCCCTGTTTCAGTAGCTCGTTCCCATTTTACCGGTAAAGCCATTTCGTTTAGAACAAATTCATCCCACACTGGAGGATAAACATATTCTTCTCGTAATACATGGCCATTATAGATTGGTCGTATACCTAACCGCCCAGATAAATCTTGAAGGTCAATATCGATTTTTGACCAATCTATAAACACTTCACTTAATTTCATTTTGCTTTTTTGTCCTCTTCGATTTTGTTCAATTGAGCAATTTCGTCTTTAGTCAAAAGCGATTCAAAATAATGTAAGTGCTGACACATTAAGACATGAACTTCACGAACTGTTGCCGCTTTAGCCTCATACATTTGGAATGATGCTTTATCATCACGATTATCAGACCGAGCATACATTGTAGCACACATATTAGCGTCCCGGTCAAATGATCTTGCGTGATTTAGAATAGCATCGCATAAGTCGTTAAGAGCTGTAAGTTTCATTATGCGCTAATCCCTTCTTTGAAGTGAACACCAACTTGAGGCCAGTAAAGAACTTCAGTTCCGACAGGCAGTTTGCGATTCACTGATGTAGATTGAACGAATACTTCCCACTTGCCCAAATCGCCAGGTCTAAGTTTCGCATCACCATACTTTGGCAATCCCAACATATCGCGAGCAGCTTGACCAGAATAGATGACTTTCGTATTTTTGTCTCGAATCATAATCAGCTTGGTTTGTTGTACTTTGTCTGCAGTCTTTTTGCCGCCAACAAGTTTGTAGAATGCTCCACCTTTCAACATTTTGTCGCCAAGCTTATGTTCAACGAACTCACGAATGTTTGAACCTTCAGCTTCAGTTTGGACCAACCATGAAGTGACTTGAGATGAGATATCGACCAATTGAGCTTTGACTTCGTCAAGTGATACATTATGCAAGTCTGCGTAAAACGAACGAGTTGCAGTCTTACCTTCGCTACGAGCAGTAAAGTAAGAACCTAATGAAGTAGTCGTAATGGTTGTTGATTGTTCCATACCACGAGCAGTAGTTTCCCATTCTTGAACATTGCCATCGTATAAGCCAAGGTCACGGACTAATTGACGTGCATAGCCTTTTGGAGTTCTAAAAGCAAAGGTCCAACGGTCAGTGCTTTGAAGTGCTTTGATTTCAGCCGCTAATGTTGTTGCTCTCCAGTTATAAGAGCTGTTTTCTTCACCATCAGTTACAACCAACACCAAGAATGAAGTGTTTGGGTCGGCAAAGTCTGGAGATTTTTTTGCAATGTCAATAAGCTCGCCGACGCTGTCGTAAAGCGGAGTACCACTACCATCAGTTTCATAACTGTGTTCAGGAATGGAAGCAAGGCCAGTGATTGATGCATTGACGAATTCAGTTCGAACTTCACGAGTTCGACCATAACCACAATTGACTAATGATACGACTACGTTTTGCGATAGGTCAATTGCATTTTGTTTGATTGTTGCAATTTGGGAATTGTAATCGCGAGCTGCTTGTTTGGCAATACCACGCATAGACGCAGAATGGTCTAAGGAGATAAGGACGTGAGTTTTGTATTGTTGTGCTAAAGTATCCATAAAGTATAAACCTCTAAAATGTGTGTAAAAAGTAAAAATCAATAAAGTATACGAACCGAATAGTATAAGCTCGTATATCTATTTATAGCTTTCGTTTCCATGCTTTTTGCGATGTCCAGTTATGGAAGTCAATTGCTGGCTGCCACTGATACAATGTTAGTGCAATTAACGGGTGTGCAATAATGTCATGGACTAAAGCCCAGAATAAGCATTCATCAAACATTATGCAACAATTGTTAGGGTCAAGTTTTGCCATACTTACTTCTTCCGAAAAATAACAATGTCTTCAAGTTTAGAAAAAAGATTGATTAGTTTATCAATGCCCAAATTGATTGATGCTACAATACAAATACAAAATCCAAGAATTGGGCAAAATGATAAGATGCACCATGAAGTAAGTCCAAAAATGTCCATTAATGTCATTTGACGCTTTCGACAATATTCTTTTCGCGCATAACGATAGATGTATATCAACATTATGCAACCAGCAATAAGGGTGATTGGAGCAAAGAATCCAAAATCGTGGTATGTAATGTTCATTCAACTACCGTTAAATTTGCTCTACGTTTTTTGGACATTCTCATAATGTATGTTTGCAAGTAGTCACAGAAACCTTTAGGAGGCATTCCGTTGTAGCTACCGAATGTAGTCATTTCAAGTTGCTTACCTTCAAACCAGAACTCGATTTGAGATGCAGGGATATCACCTTCAGCAACACCCAAACGAAAGCGTTGAACAATAAGTTCAGAACCAACTCGAACTCTCATTGTCTTCCCAATTTTCAGGTTATGCTTAAGATACCGACAATACATTTTGTAGAAATCTTCAATGTTTGCATCACTAACAACTTGACCTTCTTTGGGATCATATACAATTTTCATCATGATGACTTACTCTCTATACTGTTTGAATATGTGTCTATTATACTATACAAAATGTAAAAGTGTAAATGGCTATTTGTGATAACCAGTTATCAAATCTTGTAAGTCATACCTACTGCAAAAGCATCTTTGAGAGTAACATAGACCGGGATACACTGATAACCACGTTCTTTCCATAAGGGAAGTTTTGATGGTTCCCGTTCCACGTGATGAACAGCATCATTACCAAGCTTGTTCAATATCATCCAGCCAAAAAGAGCTTTTCGATTTTCATCAATATCAGAAGGAGTAGTCATCGTCTTGGTACCGTAGTGTAAGCGTATGAAATTTGGATATGCGTCTAAAAGCAATAAGAAATGCTACCCACTTGTAGCGATACTTGCCAATCAATTCAGACGACATAGAAGTCGAATACATATGTCGTCTATAAAGATACCACATTACTGTTTGAAGTTTTTGATTAGGTTAGCTTTAGCATGTAATAAGATTTGTTTGGCCTTCAACGCATCTCTTGACGTACATTCTTTGAGCTCGTCAAGTTGTCTATTAAGCTCGTCAAACACTTCAATGAATGACATATCTTGAGCGACAATTTTGTGATTAGTTTCACGCCCATCATCGAATGCATCAAATCCGAAACGAGATTCTTTTTCTGTTTTTTGATATGCTAAAACGCTCATTTCAACTCCAACCGTTCAAGGATTTCTCCTCTAATAGAGTGCAAAACTCCTCGACGAACACTAGTGATTTCATCTAAAGGTATTTGAGCTATTTGCTCATTAAGGATATCTAATACCTCTTGATATGTCAATTCAATCAACTTATCTGAATTGACATATGTATCAGTATAAGCTTCAGGTTCGCCAAATGCACCATGCCCATATGATCTTACGTTGTATTTTGCTTTATCTATAAGGTCTGAATATAAGTTCATTATGCTCCTGCCAACATTGCTTTGATTTCTTTACGAGAAATCATTTGACGGTTCAAGTAGTATTCGTTTCCAGCCATTCCCCATTCGCCATGAATGGTTGTCATGAACATACCATTGAAACTGAATACTTTGAAGTTACTGGGATTAGATTGGAATGCATCTTTCAAACATGTTAAGCTATACATCTTTAGGTTCCTCTCTTTAGTTGATGGAACCATTGTATACAGAAGTGTTGCAAATGTAAATAGACAATAATGATAACTACTTCACAATTTTGGACATACAATGAAAGTACGCGAACTCTTCCTAACTGAAAAAATCAATCTTACCGATATACGAGCAAAGTTGAACAAAATCATCCGCTTAGAGCTTGAAAAGCTTTCCGGTAAGCTTGAAATCTTTGATGAACATTATAAACCATTAGAACAAATAAGTGAAAGCATCCAAGCCATCAAAAAGCTTGAACTTAAAATTGCACAAGAGCTAAAAGAGTTTGGTGTAAAGACTGTTGTCATCCAAGGGGCTAAAGAAGCTTACTTCGACAGCGGACATGCACGTATTGGTTCTTTCGCAGCCGGGTATGGTGGGTTAGAGTTTTACATACCATTCGATTTGGTCAATAAAGCAACCTACTTTGGAGATGCTAAGCGAGACAAGTTCATTTCTCTTGCCATTGCTATCCTACTGCATGAACTAACCCATGCAGTTCAAAACCAAAGAACTCCTACAGAAAAGAGCATCAAACGTTCTAACTATCATGATGACCAAGGGGAAGTGATGATAAAGCCTTACCTTAGCAACCCATCAGAAATTGAAGCACTTGCTGTCAATACAGCAGAGATGCTAATGAATAGATTTGACAATGACAAGAACAAAATTTTGCACTCTATAGATAACCTAAAGAACGAGACTTCCAAACAAGACACCATTGGCACATCTATCACCAAGTATTGGACACACTTTGGCACTTCAGAAGAACGACTTGACCAACGCATTTGGAAGCGGTTCCTCAAGAAGCTCCATCAACATATTGTCGATTTTGATAACTAGTTATCACTTTTAACCGTTTACATCTGACTTTATTCCTTTTATAATAGCTACATATTCTAAAGAGGGGAGAACTACGATGACAACCAAACCGATGACCTGGACCAAATTTTTGGAATCCTTTACAGAAGATGATTGGAAAGAAATTGTTGCTGATGACCAACGATTCAACAAAAGTAGTATAATTGGTGATTGTCTGTTACGAGAAAAAGCCCAAGAATGGGAAGCAAACATCGATTATTCTGGCGGTGTTATTATGACAATGCGAAACATTTCCCATGAAGCTTACAAGTACTTTACCAACAAATACTTTGAATCGATTTACTCAAAAGAGCCATTAGTGAAATGAAAAGACCATTTGAAGTTCGCATCAAATCCCTTGGCTTGGCAAGCAAATATTATCAAATCGAATACACTGAATACTGGTTTTTTGGTTTATTCAAGACTTGGGTTACAATTGAACAATATCATTACCTTAAAGGTGATGTATCATATGCTGGACTTTGTTGGACTCGATGGTTAGGAACCTATCAAGAAGCTATTGTGTTTGCAAAGACTTTGACTTCATATGAAAAAGTTGAAGAGTATAACCAAAGACAATTAGCAATCGAAGAAGAAAGTGAAAAACGTTATGCAGAGTATTTGAAGAAAGTACGACCGGTAAAAGTAAAGCAGATTTTATGATTGAATGTCCAATATGTAACCGAAAGCTATCTAAAATTGATAAGCAACATCTAAAAGCTCATGGTTTTTCTAAAGAAGAATACTTTGAACAGTTTGGAAATGATGCTCCATTTGGATATTCACCAGAGCTAAAAGCAAAAAAGTCTGGTGACAATCATCCCCTAAAAGGTAAAGGTCATTCAGAAGAAACTAAAACTAAAGCTAAACTTGTTGAAACTACAAAAAAACTTTGGCAAGAAGGTAGGGTTTCTGATAAACAAAAGAATGGTATTGGACAACGATCTAAAGAAGCTGCAGAAAATGGAGAGCATTTCAATACTGGTAGAACTCATGAACGTTCAGATGAATATCGTGAAAAACTGAGTATTGCGCTAAATGAATATTATCATAACAATCCAAAACCTCCACTTTCTGATGAAAGAATGGAGTTTCAAATACCTCACCTAGAAAAAATTGCTAAGCGAAGGAAAGAAGAAACCGCTAAAAAACTAGAAACTAATCTTCAAATTGAATGGGGTGAAGTTTTAGAAAATAGTGAACATTTCATATCAGGCAATTTTAGATTTAGTATCAAATGCAGTACATGTAATAACGTTTCGAATGTTGCATTAGTTACTTTGAAAAAGCATCAATTTGCTAATACTTTATGTCATACTTGCTTCCCTCCTCTAAAAGGAGAAAGTAAAGCTGAAGTAGAATTGGCTGACTTTGTGTCTCAATATGTTGAAATTGTTAGACATAATAAAAGTATTCTTCCGAATAACTTAGAACTTGACATTTATATTCCAAGCAAAAACATTGCTATCGAATATCATGGCTTATATTGGCATTCAAGTAAAGCTGGTTATGATAGGTATAAGCATCGGAAAAAATATGAATTATGTAAAGAACGTGGAATTAGATTAGTTCAAATTTTTGAAGATGAATGGTTGTCAAAAAAAGATTTAGTAAAAAATAAAATCATCAACATTATTGGTTGTAATGTTTCAACGAAACTTTTTGCACGTAAATTACAAGCTAAAATTATTTCATCAAATGAAGCTACGTTATTTCTAAATCAATATCATATTCAAGGTTCAGCAAAATCTAAAGTGCAAATTGGATTATTCACTGGTATTGATTTAGTAGCAGTAATGACATTTTGCAGACCTCGAATAATGATGAACCAAATTGATGATGGTAATACGTGGGAGTTATTACGTTATGCAACTCATAGTGATTATCAGATTATTGGTGGTGCAGGGAAATTATTATCATGTTTTATAAAAAATAATCCAACAAAGAAAATTATTTCTTGGGCAGATTTGCGATGGACTGATTATAATAAAAATGTATATCAAACCTTGGGCTTTTCATTAGTAGGTGAAACTAAGATTGGCGTATTCTTTACTAACTTTACTGAAAGAAAACATCGATGGGGATTTAGAAGACCTGCTCATTTAGGACATGATATTATCACTAAAGATTATTGGGACTCACTAGGATGGTATTCTATTTCGGATGCAGGACAACTAAAATATCAATTAGAACTGTCAGATGGGTAATAACAAAAAACCCGCCATGAAGCGGGTTTTTTTACTTTCGTATTTCTAATTTCTATTAGATGAATGAAAGATTTGCAACATTCACACGACCATAGTAATCGGCACTATTGCCCAACGAAGTAGCAGTATCGGTAAATGTAGCTTTTCCATATCTTGTCATCAAGCTTACTTGTGGGTTGTAAGTTGCAGGGTCAAACAATACGTTTGAGCTCATAAGTGGAACGTATGGGCAGTAGAAATAACCGGTATCCATTTCGCCGTTTCCACCTTTGTAACCAACCAAGATTGGCTCAGAACCAGTGTCATGATAGATGTAAGTGTAAACTTTGATAGAACCGTTTAAAGTACCAATCAATTTGGTGTTGTTAGGACCTTCGAATGAACCGCTTACTGCTGGAGCAAATACTGATTTTGCAGCAGATTGTAATACTGAAGCAACGATTGGAGATACAACAATCCAGTTAGCTGCATTACGACGAGTTTTGCGAGCAATCTCGTTTGCAACTTTATTGATTAAAGTACCAAGAACTGCATGACGGTCACCAACATAGTTAGGAACACCAGTGAAAGTACCATTCATGTCGAAAGTTTCAACAGTACCAGCAAGAGCAATCAAGTCATTGATGATTTCGTTGTCGATTTCAGAAACGATTTCAGCAGAAAGAGCTGCAGTGATTTCAGCTTCAAGGTCTAAACCATGTTGTGCTGAAAGGTCTTGCATCGCTTCAACTGTCCATTTAGCTTGTAATTTACGTGAGCCAGCAGTAACAGTTTGTTTCAATACTTCTAATTGCAATTGACGTCCGCCGTACGCTTCGAAGTCAGCTGTAAGAGCTGCAGTACCAAGAGCCATACCACCAGCATTGATTGCACCAGAATACCAACGTTTAGTTTTGCTGTTGTTACCAAATACTTCAGTAGCACCTAAATAAGTACCAGTTACTGGGTCAACTAAACCAGCACCGATGATGTCTTCAGGACCAGCACCTGGTGTTAAGTTCACAGCAGAAATAGTTCCATCTGGATTAGTAACATAACTAACAGTTGGAACATCAGTATTTTGAGAGAAAAGGAAACGTAATGAGTACGCTAAAGATACTGGACCTGACATTGGTTGGATACCAACAAGTTCAGTAGCGATAGTGCCAGGGATAATACGACGAATCATTGGGATAATGATTTTTTGGAAATTACCAATTGCGCCTGCAGCGTTAACACCAGCAGCAGCAGTTTCCATCAACTGTTGTTTAGTGTTTTCCATAATACGGCCCATGTAGGCTTTTTTATGAGCAGGTAATTCAGTTAGTAAAGCTTCTTTGGTTTGTGACCAATTTTCAAAAAGTTCCATATAGTTAACTCCTATTCAGATATATTAAGATTTTATTTTTAAGATGTTATGCCGGCAATTCTTTTTAAGAACGCTAAATCAGCAATAGATTTTTGTTGTTGTTCAGAAATGATTGGCTGTTTAGTTTCATCATCACCAGTTGCAAGAACGACTGCGTCTTCTAAAGCTTTGTCTTCAGAAATAACTTTGTCTTTTGCGACAGTAGCGGATGATTTAGGTGCAGCAGCTTCTTCTTTCAAAATACGACCGATGAAGTAACCATAAGCTTCTTCTAATTTTTCAGTTTCAACGTTTTGTAAAACAAAACTCATTTGCTCACGTTTTGAACCAGAAAGTGGTCTTAACACGTCTTGCATTTTAGCTTCGCGAACTAATTGTGCTTTTTCAGTTTCAACTTCTTGCATACGTTTTTCAGCATCAGCCAATTTACTTTCTGCAATACTTAATTGTGATTGAATAGAAGTTTCATCAACATATGATTTTGAATATTCGGTTACGAACGCTTCAAATACACGTTTACCGAAGTCATTTTGTTTTACAACTTCTAAATCTTCTTTCATTTCTTCAAATTCTTCTGAAAGTCTAACTTCCAAGAAAGAATCCAATTTATCAACTAAAGACTCGATTTCAGACTCAACTTCTTCTGCTAATCTTTTCTTTTCTTCAACTAGTTTACCAGCGAACTCAGCTTCCAAATCGCGAAAACGTTCGATATCGCTTTTCAATTCGATGTATGATTGTTTTAGTTGTTCAGTAACAAATGCATCAACCTTATCGACTAATGCTTCACGAGCAACAACAAATTGTTCAGCTAACTCTGCGCGAACTTCCAAAGATACTTCTTCTCTAATTTCTGCACGCTTAGCTTCAACAGCTTCAGCCCATGCTTCTGAGATTTCGGTTTTTGTGTCTTCGCTAAGTAGGTCTGTTTCTAACAACTTTTGTAAAATTTCATCCATATTTACCTCCAAAGATATATTGATTATCTAAAACCCTAATTCAAGGGTGCTAACTTTATTTATAGTAGTTACCTATAAATTTGATTTTTACTCGTCATTATCTTCTTCAGAAGAAATAGAATCTTCGCCTGAAGGTTTTGATTGAATGCCGGCTATCTCTTTCATTTTAGTGGTAAAAACTGGATGTAAATCCATTTCTGCTTGAGTTGTATTATCTTTAATTAAGCTTTGAATGAAGTTTCTTATTGAATCTTTCGTTTCTGACATATGTGTATCTCCTAAGTTTTATTACGTTTTTGAATATGATGAAATGACTTTCCATCCTTTACTTTTACCCCTAGTTACAGGAAGAGTGTTTTGAACTTGAGCTTTATATCTAAAAATTGAATATGCTAAATCAAGTTCTTGACAAAAGAGCGTTATGTCTCCGGTCTCAATCACTTCTCCGATTGGATTTTCTAATATCCAATTTTTTGCATTATGATTATTTGCTCCTTTCATTTTTATTTTCATAAATTCAGAATGTGTTCTACATCTTTCAGAGTTTTCTTTATTTTCTTTAGACATTCTTTCTGAATTTTTTCTATGATGTTCTGTATTAAATTTATTTTTACCAAGCAGTTTATTACTAATTCGCTGTAGATACTCAAAATCTTCTTTTGTCCTTCCCGATTTGGTTTGTGCCATTCTATCAGTCATTTCTTTTCGTTTTTCGTCAGAAATACATTGAGCTACACCTAACCCTCCTTGTCCGCCAATAGCAATATTATAAGTATCTTCTCGCATAATCATTTCGGCATTTACAATTTTTGTCTCTAACTCGTTCATTTCTTCTTCTGAGGAACAAAAATGTAATATTTCTCTAACAAAATTATTTCTGCCATATTTGGCAATAGCGGTTTTTAGAAGTTTTCCACTACCTAAATAATTATCGTTAAGATTGTTTGTTTTATGTTTTCCTATATAAAATTTATTATTCACTATACATATAGTTCTATAAATTAGATAAAACGAATACATAAATCTCCTACTACAATTATTATAAAAATCTATTTACATTATTAGATTTTATTTATTAGTAATAATATAATTAGCTAAAGCTTTCCAATTACCACTAAAACCGTATTTCTTTAATACTTCTTCATCTGCTTCTCTATACAATAAAGCTGCTAAATCTTCAACATCAGCTGAAGATTTATGTTTTTTACTAACTAAATCATCATACTCATCTTGAATTGATAAATCACTAGGCATCCATTTATCAATCTTGTAAAGTATTGTGTGAAAGTCGTCTTCATTCAGAATTGCCATTGCTTTATCAATGTCTTTGATGCCAGCAATTTCAAATAGTTGTTGAAGAGTTTTCACTATCTTAGTCCTTTAAGCTATGTACATGTAAATTTAAGGATTGAACGCCGTCAAACCCGGTTATTTTTTTACAATGAGCCTGAAGTGCCTCACCAAAACGTACTACTTCATGGTAAAATCTTTCAGTTTTAGGAACACCAAGATACTTATCAAAATCGTTTACCATCATATTGAATTGACCAAGAAGAAGCTCTGCTTCTGATATTAAGTCATATGCAATTTTCTTTTCATCTTTTGATTTAAGATCATTAAAGAGTTTTCCTTTGATTGCTTTTTCTTTAGTTTCAAAATCTTTTTCATCACTATAAATGCTTTGGCTGAAAGCATTTTCATTGATATTAGTAATTCCAGCAATTTTCATTAGTTTTTCAAAGTCTTTCATTTTATAATTCTCCGTATGAAGTGTTCGGGGGTTAAATTTTGTTATTCTGCGTACTCGTCTAAATCACGCTCAATCATTTCTCGTTGACATGCAATAATGTCTGTGTTATTTTTTAAAACATATTCATTTATTTTTTTTGCTGCTTGTTTTAACGCAGGTATTGCATTTTCATCAATGATAACAGGGATTCCTTCTTTGACATGACGCAATAAACCACCAACAAACTTATTGTCGTATTGAATTGGCACCTGTATTGTTGTGCCAAAAGAACCATTGCCTTTAACAAAATTTCGTGATTGACGTAAAACTTCAACTTGTGTCCCGTTAGCAATTAATGGTTCAATTAATTTTCCAAATAATTGTTTTTCTTTTGAAATTGCTAAATTTTCCGCATCTTCATTGTAATCTACTTGATGTTTACGTGGACCTGGTTCTTCACCTTGAATTGTATAACTAATGTTATATTCTTTACTATCAGGAGAAGCTATTTTGGTTACTTCATCAATGATTAGCGATTTACTGGTTTTCAATTGTTTTTTGACAAGTTTCTTTTGAATAAAAAACAATAGAATATCATTATGCTCAGCAAATCCTAACGATGCTTCTTGTAAAGTTACCTTTTCAAACAGTTCATTAATTTTCATTATTCTGCGTACTCGTCTAAGTCTCTTTCAATTAATGCTCGTTGACATGCAACGATGTCGGTATTTTTTTGAATACAAGAATTGATAATATCAGCCGACATTCTTAATTCACTACTGGCATTTGGGCCAACTAAAATTGGTTTTTTAGATTTAAGATGATGCAATAAGCCCCCTTTAAAATTATTATCATACTCCCACATATCAATAAAAACTCCTAAAGAGTTTTTTGATTGTTGCCCATTTTCAGTCCAACTAACAGAAAAACTCATATCAGTTCCGAGAAGTACTTTAATTTGAGAAATTATAGAATTATCTCCATAGGGATGCATTAGCGCTTTCTTACTTGGATTATGCCATATAGGCATCTTCTTAAGTCCATTTACATAAATCTGATAATCATTCCATCCACGTTTCCATATATCAATATCAGTTATTTCTAATTTCATCATACTACGTGAATCACGTACTGCCATGTTTTCATTATGCATCACTAATGTTTTTCCAATAAGTTTTTCTTTTATATAATTTAAAACGTATAGGTCTTTATTAAACTTAGTTGGTGCTGCTTCAGTAAATAGTTCGTTAATTTTCATTATTCTGCGTACTCGTCTAAATTCTTTTCAATTAGTTCTCGTTGGCATGCAATGACATTTACGTTATTCTTAATGGCGTCATTGACAATCTTTGCTGCCTCTAATAATTGTTCTGATGCTTTAGCTCCAACTATAACCGGAACTTTATCTTTGACATTAGACAATAAACCGCCAACATAATTGCCAGGATATTGAGCTTTTATTTTTACTCCATCAATGCCTATCATCCCTTGTGATTGATAGTTTTGACTTTCATATCCACCCACTTTACTACCTTTTGGTAAAAAGCTTTTTATCTTCTTGAGCATGCCTTGTTGATATTCTTTATGCTCTCTTAGCGGATGCCAATCTATAGTTTTATCATAAATGATTAACAATTTCTCAGGGTCACGAAAAGAATTAAATGCAACATTTTTTATAATGACTGCTGATGATGGGTCAGATAAAGTAACTCGGGTAAGTTCTTTACCAATAAGTATTATCTGTAACGCATCTCGTAAAGTATCATTCCAGTCTGCCCAACCTGCTGATGAAGTTGATGCCTCAGTAATCAAAGACAGAGCTGAGTCAATATCCTTAATACCTGCAATCTCAAACAGCTCTTTCATTGATTTTTCTGATTTCATTTTGACTTACTCCGGTTTTCCTGCTACAAAAAATGTCATGATATTTCCAACTGTTCCATTGCCTTCCCAAGTATCACCCTTAATATACCCGCCTTTTGGTTGAGTTATAAGATATCCTTCATTACGTAAAGAATTGTAGAACTTATCTAGTATTTTGTTAAATGCTTCATAAGAATTGTGAATGTTATGCAAATCATTTGCTTTTGTAATAACTGGTATTCTAAATCTAGCAACAGGTGTTTTTCCATCAAGAAAATCTTTATCTACAATTAGCTTATACATTTTATTCGACAGGTTTTCAGTTTCGCTGGTTCTAAGCGAACCAAAATCTTTTTCAAATGCTGCACTTATTTTATCGGCAATTTGTTTTGTAGTAAGGTCGACTTCTCGTAGATTAACTTCGGTAATCAAAGATAGAGCTTTATCAATATCTTTAATACCAGCAATTTCAAACAATTCTTTCATTGATTTTTCTGGTTTCATTTTTATTTTCTCCCTGGTTCTTTATTTTTTTGTAACTATTGATAGTAAGAATTTTTTGATTTCTTTTTCTAAATGCTTTTGAGCACTTTTGTCTTCTACCACAATTTCAGCTAAGGTTACTATCTTTTGATTTTCTAAGCTTTCACGAACAAGGTTAGGGCGAGCATCAGGAGCTGAAGGATTATCAACGATATCAACAGTCACAAAGCTAAAGCCAGATACTTTACCGTCAGCACCGACTGAACCTGTACCACGAGAAGAAACACCAAGTCTAACACCACCTTCAAGAATCGCTTTTGCAATTTGACCAGATGGAGTATTCAAAAGTTTCATTTTACCAACTACGTTTGAACCATCCATTCTCATTTCAGTAATAGCATGAGATACGTTGGCAAGGTTGATAGCGATATTGTTAGGGTGGGTCAGCTCACCCATGATTAGCTGACCGCTTGCAATCTTTTTAGAGTTTTCTTCAACAACTTTCAACATTTCTGCTAATTGATACTCGCGGCCATTTCCATTGATAACGCCTGCTTGCATCATAATGCCAGAAAGATAATAGTTTTTGCCATCATCAATGCTTTCAATTAAGTTAGCTTGATCAGGAGTTAGGTCTTCAGTAAGTAATATTTGTTGTGACATGATATTGTCTCTCCATGTATTTGTAGATTTTTAAGTGATTATCTATTTAGGATAATCTTTGATTTTTATAGACCTAAATTGTCCATGCCACCACCGGCTCCTGGTGCTCCAAGTCCCATGTCGTCAGCTCCACCACCAAGACCACCACCTAAATCACCACCAAGACCACCACCTAAATCATCACCTGGAGGAGGGCTTCCTCCTCCCATGTCCATACCTAACTCATCTCCGCCTCCGCCTCCACCAGCCGGAGCTTCATCTGACTCGATATGTTTAGGTTTGATTTTCGCGGCTTGTCTAGCTTCCATTTGAACTGGGTCATAGATTTGACGTAAATCAGAAACATTAGCATCTTCATCAATCTCAAGTTCTTGTTTGAGCATTTTCTCATTCATTTGCAAGTCATCTTCAGTTAAGCCTAAGTAACGTTTTAGTTTCCATCTCATTGACAACTGTTTGACATCTTCAATCGATTTGAATGCATTGATTAAGTCTGAGTCAAGAGCATTTTGACGGTAGATACCAAAGTTTTGTGGTTCAGGTAATCTAAGAAGGAATAACCAATCTTCGACATTGATACCAATCGTTTTGAGATAGAGTTTGAACTGTTCGTCCATCACACATTCAATCTTGTTCTGTAATCGACGGATGTAGTTGGCAAATCGTAACTCGTCAAGAAGTGCAACACCTAACTTACCGTCATTGTATTGTTGAGGTTGTGCATCTGCTCCACCTAAGTAAGAGGTTGGAACACGTAAGCCTTTGTAAAGCTTTTCACGGAAGTATTTCAACTCATTCAATTCACCCAAGTTTTCGCCACCTGGCAATACTTCTACACGAGAAGAACGACCTGAGGCAGTCACTGGAAAGTAATAGTCTTCAGAGATACTGTTAGGATTATAAGTTCCGTCGATGACGTCTTGATTGTTGGTTGTGTTAGGCATTCTCTTTTGACGTATCTCATTCTTGATGTTCTCAAGATATTGCTTAACACGTTGTTGAGGCATATTACCAACGTCAACATAGAAGACTCGACGTTCAGGTGCCCTAACAAGACGGTAGATGATGACAGAGTCTTCTAACATTGAAAGCTGTTTGAAGGTTCTAAAGATTGGTTGAAGAACACTTTCGCCGAATGGAGCACTTTCACCCATGTCATCAGACAGGGTAAAGTGGATAATCCCTGCAGCAGGTACGACCTCTACATCAGTCACCTTACCTGCATATCCAACCATTCCACCACCATCGCCTTTTAGTTGGTATGCAACTCGGTCACCATTTTCGTCAAGATAGATACCCAATACTTTAGATGGGTCAAGGTATTCCCACTTTTTAGTATCAGCCGACTTCTTGAAGAAGCAGTCGCCATACTTTGACATAATGCGACCAATGCGGAAGATGCGATTGCTAAAGTCTTGAACGCGAGACCATTGTCTAAGAGCCGCACGAATAGTAGTAACGGTATTTTCCGATACTTCCTGGTCATCTTCAGTTTGATACTCTATTTCGAATGGAAGATTGGTGGTTTCGTCGTCATTTGATATTTCTTCAGCGATAATATCAAGAGCACGAGAGATGTCAATATCATTATCCATGCTATCATACTGAATGTATCGTTGCATACGAGTTCCAGCGCCTTTCATTACTTGAGTTAGAAAAGCAACAGACGATGCAGCGTTTGAGAACCCGTTAGGTCCATTCATATTAGTCGAGTCAGCATGCAATTGAGTATATTGCTTCTGACTCGATACTGGAGTGATTATTCTGAAGTAACTTTGTAAAGTTGCCATTTAGTATTCCGTATTAGTTGATATATTCATAACGACCACCTCTGCCAAATAATGATGAATGACCTGGAATTGGTTTGAGACTTTTTGCATTCTTATAAGCTTCATCACTTGCTGTCACTAATGCGGCAAGCATATCAAGCTGGTCTTGTTCTATATTTAGTGACTTAGTTTGTGTGTCATTCAAAGTTGTTAGATAATTACCAAGTTTAGCGATAGTATCTTTTGACAGCCTAATAACTGGAGCATCAGCTTCGTTTGAACTACTTGAACTTGATGTTCCAGCAGTTGAACCACCTATTGGGGTTACTCTAGAAGCTGTTGACGCAGATGGTTGTGGACTATAGATTGATGGGGGATTCGTTCCTACCGGATATGAACTTGATATACCAGATGTTGGAGACGCATCACTTGAACCTTCTCCTCCTCCCGATGCACCATATAAACCAACACCTGCGCCAATCACTCCACCTGCTAAACCGACTAACGGGTTACCAGATAGCATTCCCAATGATGCACCGGACATCGCGCCTGATGCCATTGCAGCCAATTTTCCGCCAGTTGATACTTCGCCAGTTTCCGGGTTAGTTTGATTGTCAATAATAGCATTAGCCGCTAAACCTGAAGCTAATGCACCAACTCCAAAACCTGTTGGCTTCAACGCCCCAGCTAATCGGCTAACATTTCCAGCTCTTGGTCTTGCAGGTGTCGTTCTATTTCTAACCCCACCTCGTCTTCTTCTTTGACTTTCTTCTCTTCTACGTCGTTCAGCTCTTTCTTGTGCGGTTCCACCACTACTATCATCACCTGTCGATGATGACATACTACCAGTGTTCTTGTCAATATTGAACAACGAATTTTTCATGCTTCTGAAAGTTTCAATAACTGAACCTCCGGCTCTAAAAAGCAGAAGCAAGCCACCAGCAGCAAGAGCAATTCCACCAATAGCTTTTACAATCGGGTCAGTGATAACAGTCTCAATACTATGTCCAATGTCAATCAATGTTGCTGCCCAAGGCGGTATCTTGATATCTCCATCAACGGTTTGACGACCAAAAGCTTTCTCAGCAAACTTGCCTAAAGCATCGGTTGTTTTAGAAGCTTCTCGTCCTTGTTCCATCATAGCAAGTAACGGTCCTGATAAACCACCAACTAAAGACTGGATAATGTTCTCATCGCCATAACTTCCGCGTCTTCTAACATCAGCGCGTTTTTGCATTTCAACCGCAGCTTCCATTAGTTCTTTCTTCTCATCAGCTGTAGCTCTATCACCTTTACGAACTATTTGACCAAGTTGAGCTGCATTCTTCATTCCAAGAACACCTGCTAATTGTTGGAACTTTGCTGCTTGGGTAAATCTGTCTGCTAACTTTTCTTTGCCTAAATCCTGAATAGAGATAAGTGCTTTATTAGCGGATTGAGCTGAAAGTCCTAACTTGACGAAGTCTTCACGTAATTTGAACATCGCATTCATTCTTACTTCTCGCTCGTCTCGACCTATACCATTCAATTGCTCTTGAACAGATTGAGCGTCAAAAAGCTCATCATTAAGAGCTTTGAACTCTGAAGCTGAAGCACCTGTCAATACTTTCAATCGGCCATATGCTTCCGTTTGAGTCTTCATAGCCTTTCTTACTTTATCATTACTTGTGATGTCAATACCTGCTTTAGTTGCATTCTTTGCAAAATCAACCGCAGTCTTAGCAGCATCTTCATTACCCATGCCTAACAAAATCAAACTCTTTTGACCTTCATCTAAGGCATCTGCAAAATCACCAACATTATCACCAACGCTATAAGCCATTCTTCGGTTCTCTTGGAAGATTTTAGCAGTTTCTTCAAAACTAATACCTAACTGAACTTGTGCTTCTTTGAGTCTTGCAAAACTTCCTAAGTAATCATTTGCGCCAAGCATACCAATATCAGCAGCTTTAGTAAACTGGTCATAGACTTTGACAATGCTATCGCCAAGCATCATAACACCTAAAGCAAATAACCCAAATGGGCCTTTGCCTCCAAATAATGCGCTAGCGTATTTTCCAAACTTATCATGGAACGATTGTGTCATTTTAGCAATAGTCATATGCTTGACTGCAATCTCTTGCATTTTTATCATATCAGCTTTGATTTGATTTGTATGATTTCGAATAGCCTGAACATTTTGAACTCGTCCATGTTCATCCATCATATTAGTTTTTCTTGCAATTTCCAGAATCTCTCGTTGATGGTCTGTTAAATTACCAGTAGCTTGTTCAAGCTCGTATAGACTTTCAATGTATTCCGATGTTTGATTTCCGTGCTCTTTCAGTAATGCTTCAAATACTTTACCATCTTTATTCAGTTCATCAATTGCTTCAGACAAATCTTGAACCGAAGACAACTCTCGACCTAAATTAGTAAAGCTTGATAGTGTATCACTTGCATCAAGTAGCTTAGTAATATACTTATCATATGCCGCATTTTGAAGACTTGAACCTTCGACCATTCCAGCTAACATTGAAGACTGAGCGGAAATGGATTTGTTCATGCTCAAGTTATAGTCTTCAAAAGCATTCCAGTTTGCACGAACAGGTTCGGTCAAACTTGATAAAGCTCGACCTAATCTTCTCGAACTATTTTGGATAATTTCTGATTGTTCTATTTCCCCACGTCTAGCTTCAAGAATGATTTCACGTGCTATTTGAGCTTCTTCGCGTTGGTCAGCAAGAAGTTGTCTTCTATCATCTGATAACCTTTCTTCATGTCCTTCAACGCTATTCTTTAAGTCTTCAATAGAGTTTATCAAACTATCAAGAGTTTGTTCTAACTCTTGTGTAGTGCGGTTCTGTAGGGCTTCACGACGTCGTTGAGCAGCATCACTTTGAGTATTACTTCCGCTATCGTTAGTCCCACTTCCTGCTCCTCGTCGGTCACTTCCTCTATCACCACCCGAACCAACTGAAGCACTACCATTACTAAGTGCTCTTTCTATCTTTAGAAGAATTTGGTATGTTTCTTCTCGTAATTGTGCTTCAGAAACTGCTCTTGCCATAATTTGTATTTCTCTCTCTTGCTTTGCAGTGATGTTGGGTATATGGTGGGTATTTACAAAGTATAAATAGTTTTAGTATTTATTGTATAATCATAACTCTATATTATAAGGTTTCTTACATCATGTTAAATGAACACAATCCACTTCTCGCTAAATTAAAACTTCCAGGCCGAGTTCTTCAATTACCTTCTAGAGGTCTTCTATATTCGAACGGGGAATTAGATAGTAGTATTACTGCTGGAGAATTACATATTCAGCCAATGAATGCATTTGATGAAGTAGTTCTCAAGAATCCTGATATGTTATTTACCGGTAAAGCATTAGACCCAGTATTCTCAAATTGTATTCAAGGAATTATAAAACCAACTGAACTATTTGGTAAAGATGTTGATGCTATTATGCTATTCTTGAGATTAGTGACTTATGGACCAAGTTATGAAATTACTGCCAATCATCGTTGCGAAAACGGAAGACAACATACATATACTATTGATTTAGAACAAGTATTATCAACAATAAAGTATCTTGACTCAACTATTCTAGAAAATCAGTTTGTGGTTAGATTAGAAAATGGACAAATAGTAAAACTTCAACCTGCTAGATATGACAAAATTATTGAAGTGTTACAAGCAAACGAAGGCAAAGAAAAACTCTCAGTTGAGGATATTCAAAACAATATCTTTATGAACCTAATGAGTGTTATTCAGAGTATTGACGGAATTGAAGATAGAAATTTGATTAGCGAATGGATTAGATCTGCTGGAGCAAATCATATTGACCGAATAGCAGGATATCTTGATGATATCAATAATTGGGGATTAGATTTGACATCTACTTTAGTATGTCGTGATTGTGGTGAAAAATTTGATGTTGAACTTCCATTGAACCCTATAAGTTTTTTCTCCTAATGCTCCGTTCAGGTGAATTAGCACGAATTCAAGCACTAATTGACCAGCTCGGAGCAGAGATAAAATCAATCATTCAAAGTTGTTTAGAACTATCTTGGTATTCTCGTGGTGCATGGGATTATCATACAACTTTGCAAATGACAGCGGGTGAACGTGACATTGCTTCCGACTTTATCAATAAAAGATTAGAGCAGGAAGCTAAGAAACACAACCCTGTGTATTAGCGATTAGGAGTGTTTTTGAAAGAACGTTTTAACGAACGGTAAGTGCCGCGAACTGAAGCAGGTTCGTTGGTCATTTGCCCATAAGCAACAAACGTTGCATTGTATTTTGGACGACCTGTTTCGCTATCAACAATTGGACCACCATCAATATCTTTCAATAGTTCAAAGTGATACTTGCGACGGCTTTCGTTTTCAACCAATTGTCTGTCTAAGACAATGCCACTAGAAGCAGCCATAACACGAGCAGCTTTTCTTAATGCTTTTGCAGTTTTTAAGTTCATATGGGTATTTCCTAAAAGTATTATTGAAGTTATATTATATCACAATATCCAAAAAGAGTTATGTTTTAGAAGCTCTAACAAATGACAGACTTTATCGCCAGATGGTAAAGTCATATGTTTGCATGGGAGTTCAATGTGAGGTCTTACTGCGGCATAGTAAGGGGTGTTGTTCCATTTCATAATCACAATTCCTTCTTTATTGACCTTGACTTTATCAACATCAACTTCATCAAGCCAACCATACACACTATGCTTTCCGACAAAGAGGGACTCAAAGCTATCAGGAGTTTTGTATGCTTTAGTCTCAATCACAAATCGAAACTTTACTCCTGCTTCTTCTTCATTACTTGGCACTACATCACCAACATAATGTTCAAGTGTTTGCTTAGAGAACATATGTCCTCTAAACCCAAAGTTCTTTCCGCCAGTAATTGCACCAGATTGTTGTGTTCTTACGAATTTAAGGGGTGCCAAATGTTCTGCTAAAAGTTTTGAGAGCTTCAGTTCATTTGAAGAACCTTTACTTTTGGAATTTATTCGCTTCTTCTTTATAGGTATTGTTATAGTTTCTGTTTGCATATTAGTCCGCTAATCGATAGTTTTGTTCAAAATGAGTCTTATCAAGTTGGATTAGAGTTGAAGCATCATCGGTTGGATAGCCGAGATAGTCACCGAACTTTACGTGAATGGTATGTCCATGTTCATCTTGCAGTCTAAGAGGTTCATGTTCGTTATATTGAAATGCTAAGATTTGCCCTTTTGAACGATATGATGTATAGCCTTCTGCATCTGGTTTGCTATCGCTTTTTTCGATTTCGTATTCAACTTCAAACTCGTGTTTTG